AGCTAGGTGACTATCAGATAGGTGATGATGCTCGACTCGTCATCCAGGATGAGCGATTCCCTGGGACACTAGATGCCATCTACCGCATAGTCGGACTCTCTGTACAGCCAGGCGAGGATGGGCCAGAGCGTGTGACCCTGACCCTGACTACGACTACGAACTGAGGACACATGGCATATATCAATCAGCCCTTCGATCTGCGCATGATTATGTCCGACCTAGATCAGAGACTGCGCAAGCTAGAGACAGCTCAGAGACTGACCGCCCCCAATGTGGACTTTGATACGAGCACACCTACAAATCCACGCGTGGGTGATATGTACTACGACACCGATGCTGACCTGCTCAAATACTGGAACGGCACAGCCTTCATAGAGATAGCTGACAACAATCTGAGCACCTCTATCCTGACCTACTCAACAACCATACAGACTACAAACAACAACATGGTCTATACCGGTCAGCCATGCGATATCGAGATACAGCGTATAGGTAAAATGATTACAGCTAACGCGACTATCACCTGCACAAACATCACCAACTTCGGCACAGGGCAGATATACATAGATATGCCTGGGGCTATACCGACTCGATCTCATGATCTCTCTGCCGGTGGTTTTCTTGTGGATGGTGGCACTACATACACAATCTTCGGCACTCTAGGAGCGAGCGCGACCAAGATGTATCTATGGCATCCGACATCTAACGGCGGATCAGACATTGTGGATTACAACTCACCTGCAGTCCTAGATGCCACATCTACCATCGCCATCACAGGCGTAGCACTCCTAGCGTAACTGTTATTATCTGACACATGACAGCGAACGACTGGGCAGGGCTCGTACTTGCCTTCACATCTATCACGGGCTCACTAGCTATCGCTGTGAGGTTTCTCGTGAAACACTATCTAGTGGAGCTCAAGCCCAATAGTGGGTCATCCATCAAGGATCGAGTCGGTGAGATAGAGAAAAAGATAGACAAACTAGAGGGCAGAGTGGATCAGATATACACCCTGCTCATGGACAAAAAGTAGAGAGAAGGCGCAGATGAGCGTAGTAGCAGTAGCGACAGGCGAGCTCGGATATCAGGAGTCAGGCAACAACGACACCAAGTATGGCAAGTGGTATGGACTGAACAACGCTCCCTGGTGTGCGATGTTCGTATCCTGGTGTTTCACACAGGTAGGACAGTCTGCATCAGTAGCAGCATCAGGTAAGAAGGGCTTTGCATCATGCGATGCAGGGCTCAAGTGGTTTGCCAAAAAGGGCAAGACCATCCCCATCGGACAGGCACAGCCAGGCGACATCGTGTTCTTCCAGTTTGATGACGATGCACAGCCAGACCATGTAGGTATCGTGGTCAAAAACGATGGCAAGAGATTCCTATGGTGTATCGAGGGCAATACATCAGGGGATAAGAGAGGCTCTCAGGCTAATGGAGATGGTGTGTATCGCAAGAAGCGCGCATACTCTCTAGTCATGGCAGTCGCTCGCCCATAACAGCCCACAGGAAGGAGAAATGATGTCAAACAAAATGCAATCTATCCTCAAGTCATATGCGCGTGGTGTGCTAGTCGCTATCACTCCACTCATCACTATCGGATCGACTGATCCCAAAGCATATGTTGTAGCTGTCGTTGCCGGTGTCATCGCACCTGCACTACGAGCACTAGATAAGAAAGACCCATCATTCGGCCTCATCGCTGATGTAGTGGATGCAGAGCTAGACAAACTAGCGAAAAAGGACAGCAAGAAAAAGAAGGCATAGACTTCCCTACCTCCATTGGGAAACGCCGAGGGGGTCAGACACGCACCTGACCCCTATCGGTATCCATGAAGTACTCCTTGAGAGTTTGTGTTAGTGTGTGCGCGGAGGTGGGATATGGCGTTATCAGACACACTAGACGAGTTTGCCAAGCGCAGCAGAAAATCAAGCGGATGCGCATATATGAATCTGTATAGCTCGCTATCAAAAGAGGATCAGAAAGCGATAGATAAGGCGTGGGAGAAGGGCATACCTGTCAGCCTGATAGTCAAGGCTCTGCGACAGGAGGGTCACAAAACATCTCAGGATAGTTTCAGGGCTCATCGTAAGGGTGAGTGTCCATGTCCAAAGTAGAGACGATACTCGCATCTCGGCAGGATGAGTATGGCGATGCCATAGATAACTTCGTGAAGATAGGCAAAATCTGGGGAGCACTCCTAGATATAGATGAGATACCGGCATATCAGGTAGCTCTGATGATGGATGCTCTCAAAACTGTCCGGCTCTTTCGATCTCCTGAGCATGAGGATAGCTGGCTAGATAAGCAGGGCTATACACAGCATGGGTATGAGATAGCCACGCAATGAGTATTGAGAAACGCCTAGAGGAGCTACCTGAGGGCATAGAGTCCTCGGATGTCAGAGAGCTACGCAATGTCATCATGCGGCTACAGAAACAGCTACTCAAGGCAAAAACAAAGACAGATGATCTCGTGGAGGCTACTCATCAGTCTGCCTACGATGCGATGCTCACATATGGGCCGATAGCACCGGTCACATCTCCTGAGGCTGATAAGCGCAGGGGTAGGACTGAGGTAGCCCTATGGCATATGACTGACTGGCAGGGTGCGAAAAAGACCACGAGCTATGACTCACAGGTAATGAAGCGCAGAGTGATGCAGTTTGCAGAGCGAGCTGTCAGGATCACAGATATCCAGAGAGCTGACCATCCGGTCAAAGACTGCACCATCATGTTCGGTGGAGATATGGTCGAGGGTCTATTCAACTTCCCTAGCCAGGCATTTGAGATAGATGCCACCATCTTTGAGCAGTATGTGACTGTATCTAGGCTCTGTGTAGATGTAGTCCGATATGCGCTCGCACACTATGAGAAGGTCACAGTCGTAGCTGAGTGGGGAAATCATGGGCGCATAGGATCAAAGCGTGACAATGTGCCTCGATCCGACAACTTTGACCGCATGTGCTACGAGCTCGCTCGTCAGCTACTAGGGCAGGAGAAACGCCTGACATGGGAGGACAGCCCTGACGACTGGCAGAAGGTCAGCATCGGGAATTACCGAGCAGTCCTCATACACGGCGATGAGATAGGTCGCAACGGCTTTGCATCACCTGGAGCCATCGTGCAGCACATGAATAGATGGAGATCAGGAGCTCTACCCTGGGAGTTCCGCGATGTATATGTAGGTCACTATCACACACACGCAGAGTGGCCGATGGCTAATGGGCAGGGTGCGGTGTATCAAACAGGATCAACGGAGAGTGATAACAGGTATGCAGGAATCATGCTCGCAGCCTCAGCTACTCCATCACAGCGACTGCATTTCATAGACCCTGTGAAAGGGCGTGTTACGGCTGGATATAAGGTCTGGCTAGACTAGGGTAGTTCCATAGAGGAGGCGATATGACACAGATGACTGCAGTATCCCTGTTCGCAGGTATCGGAGGCTTTGATATTGCGCTAGAGCGCAACGGCATCAAGGTCGTAGCATCAGTAGAGATAGATCGAAACGCGCAGGGCATCCTGCATCGGCACTTTCCAAACAGTCGCATATATGGAGATATACAGGGGGTATCAGGTGAGCAACTCATTAGTGCAGGATTTACTCCGGAACACGGAGTCATCGTTGGAGGATTTCCATGCCAAGACTTGTCTGTGGCAGGGAAACGAGCAGGGCTCGCAGGAGCTAGGTCTGGACTTTTCTGGGAAATCTGCAGACTCCTCGATGAAACGCAAGCGAAGTACTTCATCCTCGAAAATGTCCCAGGACTGCTCACATCTAGTGGAGGAAGGGATATGGGAGTCGTCATCGGGGCGTTGGCTGAGAGGGGGTATAGCATCGCGTGGCGTGTGCTTGATGCTCAGTACTTCGGAGTCCCCCAAAGACGGCGCAGAGTCTTCATTGTCGGATGTCTTGGAGACGACTGGAGAACACCTGCAGAAGTACTCGATCTCGCCGAAGGCAGCGCAGGGGATACTACGCCGAGCAGGTCGAAGGGGCAAAACTCTACCGACACAACTACAGACAGCGTTGGAGCAGGTAGCAGGGCTGGAAACTTCGAGCTCTACGATTTCCCCAACGGAGAAGTGAGCCCATCACTCAACGCATCGCGAGCGCATGACACGATGACATGGTGGGATGGATCGACAACGGCTCAGGCTCTGACTACTACCTCGAACGAACAACGGATGCCTGATAAGGGCAGGATGCAGATGGTGTTGATAGATGAACCTACTGTGGGCAGTCAAGACTAGACGGGCTCAGACTGTTGAGGATAACGAGTCATGGGCTATGGGAGGGGTAGTACCTACCTTGAATGTATTTGATAACGCACACGAGACACGAGCTACTGTCATCGTTTTCTATGGCAACAGAGTGGATGACATACGCATCCAGGATGACAAAATCAACACGCTACAGGCGCGTATGGGGACAGGTGGGAACAATATGCCGATGGTCTATCAGGAGGGTGAGGATGAGACAGTCGCCTACTCGATACGAGAGGATGCTCAGGCCGATACTTTCTCAGCTACACCTACAGATACAGCTCTAGCACTACAGGCTCATCAGCCATCGGTACAGAGCCATCATGCACAGCTATTCGTAGCTCAGACATTTGATACCTACAATCAGACGACTAGCGATATAGCGCAGACTCTGAGATCAGGGACAGATATGGACAAGATGGGGGTGGTGCATATGGAAGAACCGATGGTGCTACAGGATCGAGAGGGCAAGCCAGGAGGCGGCAAGGGGCCGTTGGTGTCCGATACCTCGTTCTCGCTGCGCACTTCTAACTTTCAGACACTTTTCACATCTACTGTCAGACGACTGACTCCTACAGAGTGTGAGCGACTACAGGGATTCCCTGATGGCTGGACTGAGGGACAGGCGGATAGTCATCGCTACAAACAGCTAGGCAACGCGGTGGCTGTACCGGTGGTGGACTGGCTCATCAGTAGATTGGTAGCCTCAAACGAGTCGATGGAGTCATCTACAGAGTAGGGATGCTCTCTACGACAGTCTCCACAGGAGAGGCACATCAGTCCTCATCCTCATCTATAAAGTCATCTACATCCTGAGTGCGGATATCTAGATTGTTTGCTTTGCAGAACTCAATCGCGCCCTGAAACAAACTCATAGCTCTATTGCTCATATCCTGCATCTGATCTGGATATTTGAAGTCTGACTCCACCTCAACGATTAGGTTGAACAGACTGATATGTACTCTGGCTGACATAGCCCACCTCCTGACCCCTGAGTATGCCATCCATTACATCTAGGGCGTGGCGGTACTTCCATATGTCAGGCGTGTCGTCTAAGGTCTGACCTGACCCTGGGCGCGATGCGCCCCCTATAGAAAGAAGGCACATCATGGCGTTTGACTTGAACGCGTATGAGACAGTAGCGGAAAGATTACAGCGAGCTCACTCTGACCACGCTGACCTCCGCATCATCACCGAGATCGTGGACATCGTGCGCGATCCTCAGACACTCCGACCTCTGCAGTACATCGTGAAGGCATCGGTGTACTACGGCGACCTACTCAAGGCTGTGGACTATGCCGAGGAGATGGTGGGCTCTAGCCCTGTGAACAAGTACTCAGCTCTAGAGAACTGTTCGACCTCGGCTGCAGGTCGCGCACTCAGTATGGCTGGCTATCTCGGTGTCGATCCAAACAGCAAGAAGCCAACACGCCCTACTCGTAATGAGATGGAGAAGGTAGAGCGCGCTAAGAGTGCAGATACCAAACCTGCTCTCGTAGTCAAAGTACCAACACCTGAGGAGACAGCGAAGGCTGCATCTCTCATCCCTACAGTCGCTGATATCACTACGAAGGCTGAACTCAAGACCCTCTATAACGAAAACGCGAGCATCCTAGAGGTGCGTGTAGATGGAGTCACTCTGCTAGATGCCATCAACAAGAGGCTCGTGCAACTGTGATAGACCGCAACAGAGTCAGAGTAGCGAGTAATGCACAGCGCACCTCGGTACTCGCAGCAGAGAAAGCCCTGCCGAGATCAGGGACAAAACGGCGCAGAGTCTATGACTACATTGTGAATCGTGGACTGCATGGTGCTACTGATGATGAGATACAGGATGCACTAGGGATAGACGGCAACACAGTCAGACCTACTCGTGGCGGTCTAGTCGAGGATGGACACATCATGGACACCGGCACTACACGCAAAAACAAACACGGAAACGAGTGCATCGTGTGGCGATGTGCAGAACAGGGGATGCTCCTATGAGTGACAAACAAAAGAAGTTTCAACCCACGATGGGATTTGTGGTGGCAGTACATCAGAACGCTATGGGTATCAGGTCGGTAGCGAAGGCTCTCGGTGACATATTCCCTGAGCGACTCGGTGAGGCTCTAGAGATGGCTGGATATCAGCTCGTTGTCGATCCGTTCGATCTATCTGCAGATGCAACCAAACTCATCGCTCTCCAGGAGAAGCAGAAAACTGAGGGGCTACGCATAGTGAAGGAGGCTGATGATGAGTCAGGTAGTGACACCACAACAGATTGAGAGTCGCCTGTATGTACTATCAAAAGAGGTAGATGTGGCGCATCAGGAACTCGTATCGTGCGAGATGTCGTACTACACGGCAGTCGCAGACTATGAGATAGGTCTAGCCAAATCGCGACTAGAACTAGCAGGTCGCTCATCCCCCACTGGCAGAAACTACACAGTAGGCGAGCGCGAGGACATCGCACTCGTGGCAAACGCTGAGAAACACATGGTCATAGCGGCTGAGGAGGCGAAGGTCAAAGCATCTCGCGCCAATGTGCAACGACTACAGACACAGGTGAAAATCGCGCAGAGTATGAGCGCATCAGTCCGAGCGAGTATGGAGCTATCATGAAGTACAAACTATTAGCAGTATGTCTAGCCATCACATCTAGCCTATGGGCATCCCCATCTCACGCTGATGTATATGTCATCGTAGATGAGAATGGAGTCGCGCAGAGTGGAGCGATAGTCTGTGACTATTTCACCTGCGGTGATCCCAACAGTCTCTACTCGAAACTGACTCTCGCTCCTGGGCAGAGATATGCACTACAGGGGACAGGTAGCGCAGGTATAGGCAACAACAATCCCAACACCGAGGTCAGAGTAGATAGCAATAACACATGGACAGCTACACATACTGATCCTGTGACTACACAACAGACTGTGACTATCATCAACGACCAGCCACAGACACAACCTGTATCGCCTAGACCCATCAGAGTAGATACAAGTACTGTCACATCTGATACCTCTACAGTCAGAAGCGACACATCTACAGCGACTGTATCTCTCACAGATATAGAGGACTTATCCTCTCTCAGGTGGATGCTGGAGTTTATCCTCGCGCATTTCCCTGCTTTTCTCGCATATCTACAGACTGCGAGGGGCTGATATGTCCGAGGAGGAGCTACGAGCAAAAATAGCCGATGAGATTAGGTCGATAGACCTCTCAGAGGGCAAGGAGATATCGTCAGATTGGTATGCAGCATCACTACGAGTGCGGATGATCTGTGCTCTAGTAGCCGAGAAAGGGCTCAAGAATGATTGATTTACAGGATGTCATTGTGAAATCACTACAGGGCTACGATGCTCAGAGAGATCGAAGTCTGCAGGTGGATATCGGGCCGAGCAGTCTAGGTGGCTGTCGTAGGCGTGTATGGCACGAGCTGAAACAAGACGAGAAAATAAATCCGACAGAATCACTCGGAGCAATCCTGGGTACTTTTATTCACTCAGGCATGGAGAAGGTCATGACTCGACTCGATCCGTTCGGCGACAACTACCTCATAGAGCTAGAGATATCTCATGAGGGTCTGCGCGGTCATTGCGACCTGTTCATCAAAGACCTTGGACTCGTAGTGGACTTCAAAACCACCACCAAGTCAGGTCTGCGATATCTGAATGACCGGCAGAAAATGTGGCAGATACATACCTATGGGTATCTCCTGTCTAAGAATGGCTACGATGTCAAGGAGGTATCCCTAGTGGGCATACCTCGTGATGGCAAGATGTCTGATATCAGAGTCGTACAAGAGCCATATAGCGAGCTGACTGCACTAGAGGCAATCGCCTGGCTTGATGAAATCAAAGACATCGTGAGTAGCGATGCCGAACCACCTGCCCCTGAGAAGTTCGTGAGTTTCTGTAAGGACTACTGCCCCTACTTTGACTCATCGGGGGTGCGTGGATGCCCAAGTATGGCGAAGTAGATTGGGATCAGGCTGAGTGTAAGGGCAGTATCTATACAGACCTGTTCTACACAGTCGAGGAGCAACGCTCGATCCTGCAGTATGAGTACATCAACGCGCTGCGCTCGGTCTGCGCTCGCTGTCCTCTATGGGCTACCTGTCTGACATATGCGATGGAGCATGAGGACTATGGCGTATGGGGTGGCATGACGAGCGTAGAGCGCGTGGCTATGCGTGACCCCAATCGCTATCCCAATCAGAGGTTGAGGGCAGTAGAGGAACTAGCTCTATATGGCATCACATATGAGCAGATAGTGGAGTGTATGTGAGTATCCGGCTGATGGCAGAGGTGTGGCGCACCGACCTGCCTACTGTAGAGAAGATGGTGTTGCTAGTGATTGCGGATCATGCAAATGATGAGGGTACGCAGTCCTATCCGTCACAGGCGACTATCGCCAAGAAATCATCTATCTCAGTACGAACCGTTCAGAGAGCTGTGAACAACTTGGTGGATGAGGGGTACATCAAGATGTTCAAGCACTCTGGCGGTTCGGCAGGATGCCGAGAGGATCGCAGACCACATCTGTATCAGATAAACATCCACAGATTACGAGGCGACAATGTGACGGGGCGTACCGATGTCGCTGACGGGGCGACATTGGCGACAGATACGGGGCGACAATCACGCCCTAAGAACCATCCTTTAGAACCATCATTGAAACACCACTTCGAGATGTTTTGGTCTATCTATCCGAGGAAGGTGGCAAAACAGGCTGCACTCAAGGCGTTTGTGAAAGCCCTGCAGGTAGCTACAGGTGAGGAGATATGCGCAGGGGCTCGCAGATATGCCGATGATCCGAATCGCAGTCCGAGCTATACAGCCCACGCAGCCACATGGCTCAATGCACACCGGTGGGGCGATGAGCCACTACCGCCGAGGGAGCTAGCCAAAGAGGAGAAACTCGCCCAGGAGAAGGCTGAGGCAGAGAGGCGCAGAGAGATCGAGGTGCGCAAGGCTGCCGAGTATCAGCGAGAGCTAGATGAGGCGAGAGAGAGGGCTGTACCGATGCCTCAAAGTATCCGAGACATGCTACAAAAACGCTCACGCTAAACCTCAGAGATAGTGTTATCCTGTATGTAATCATTACACCACGAGGAGGTGTCATGGAACGGATAGTGAGCCCAGGTGAGGTCAGCTATGGAGATCAGGTTGTAATCAACCGCCACACCTATACAGTCAAGAGCACATTTGGCCCTGACCGGATAGGCACATATGACTTCTATGTCGTAGATGAGACAGGTCGAGATCATCTTGAGATTGTGAATGGAGCAGTTACACTCCGAGTGTGATCTCATTCTTTGTTGATGGCAGACCCATACCCCAGGGGTCGATGAAGGTCATCAACGGACATATTCTGCACACGCAGGGCTCTGCGCTCGCCGTGTGGCGATCCTCCATCGCCTTAGGAGCTAGACAGGCAGGTGCTCTGCCGCGCGATGGCGCAATAAGTATTGAGATGTCGTTCGTCATGCCCAAGCCTCGTACTGTGACTCGATCTCACCCCACAGTCGCGCCTGACCTAGACAAACTCGTCAGGGCTGTCCTAGATGGACTTACAGCTATCGCCTACAGGGATGATGCGCAGGTCACATCTATCATAGCTCGCAAGGACTATGGCGAGCGCACTGGTGTGGATATCACCCTATGGACACCGATTCCGACACTCCTCTAGGGGTACTTGTAATGCATAGAGGGTAGGCGTATCTTTTTATCTGCAGGGGGAGTAGTCCCCCACCTAAATGGAGGCAGATATGAAGTACGAACTCAAAAACATCAAGACCCTCAATACACACGATGGCGTGGCATGGACAGCATCTGTGTACAGAGATGGAAAGCGCATCGGTACTGCAGAGGATCGAGGCGATGGCGGTAGCACATGGCTATATCTAGACAATCGCGCAGATGAGGCTGACCTCGTAGCATGGTGCGCAGAGGCATCAAAGAACTCAGGTCTCTGGATGGCGCAGTATGCAACAGAGACCATCAAGACACATCATGTAGGTGGAGAGCAAAACGGCACAGCAACCTACGAGTTACGCTTCAACGATGAGATGGCACTCGCATATCTCATGGAGGTATCTGACCTCGACAAGCGCGCTAAGAAAAACATCGTATTCCGCACACCACGCGCAATCCCTCACACTTCTGTGGATACATATGACACATACACACTCTCAGGTCGGAGTATGGCGACAGAAACACCAGCATCAGTATCGGCGGCACTTGTGTACATCACTAACAAGTTCAGTAACGCTGAGGTATGGCACTCTCGCGAACACATGTGGGTGTCTGCATCAGAAATGCTCAAAGATGTGCGCGCATATGTACCTGTACAGGTAGGTGCATAGTCATGGCTCGCAGAGTACGCGTATATCTAGAGGATGGCTCACACACTCTCGTACCTCAGTCTGAGGCGCAGAACCTCGTAGGCATCACAGAGAATGGCGACCTCATCGTGCGCACAGATGAGCCCATATTCAAGATAGGTGAGTATCTAGGACTGACATCGTGCTGTGGTGCGACAGCGAAAGGATGCGATGGCTATGTGGGATGTCGTATCTGCTATGACGAGTGCGACTCAGCACTAGGAGCACCACTACGCGACAGCGATATCTATCTGAGAGTGAGGGCATCATGAGTACACAGACCTATGAGGGATGGAAGAACAGAGCCACCTGGAACTGTGCGCTATGGATAAACAACGAGTATCCGATGTACAAGGCTGCATGTGAGTTCATGCGCATGTACAAGGGCAGAGAGCCATATCGCGAGTACATCCGATGGCTATCTCTAGAGCAGGATCGAACACCCGATGGTTTCAAATGGCTCGGCACACGCCTGAGCTATAAAGAACTGAACGACATGATGAGGGAGATGCTCTCATGACCCTGACAGTACGAGATGTATATGAGTGGCACATGGAGAACGCACGAGAGTGCATCGGCAGAGCAGACCTCAAAACACAGGCGGAGATGCATATCGACTTCGCGAAAGCATTACAGGCTCATCTACCACCACCACCCTGCAGTATGTGTCGCGGATCAGGAACGCAAGTCATCAGCGATAGTGAGGCATACGAGGTACTGCCCTGTGACTGCCAAATGCCATGAGTGTTGAGGCAAAAGAACCCACCTGCGCATGGTGTGGCACATCCGGTAGTTTCGCAAACAGACTCATAATAGGACTAGATACAGAGGGAGAGCTACTCGCAGAGTGCGAGTGGTGCGCATCAACAGAGTATTTCAGGAGGAAGGCAGCAAATGGCAAACGAGATAACTAGGCTGACACGCAGGGGATGGATAGTCCTCGTGGTCATACCTGCGATAGTGATAGGACTGCTGTTCGCATATGTGACACGCGATGTCTGCTATGTAGGATCAGAGCATGGGAATGCCCTGGGGTATGGCTCATGCATGGAGCAGATAGATCGAGTCATCGAGGAGGGCAGATGATGGATAGCTACACATTTATGGTGCAGGTTGTAGAGGATGGAGAGGTCAGTTTCAGTCAGAAGTATGACTCGGCTGTGGAGGCGGTACGAGCCTATGACCGATTTGTGGACTACGGCACTTGTAAGTATTGGCGCGAGATAGTCCTCGTAGAGGCAGATGGGCGAGCGCACAGCAAGTCATTTGATGCGCCACGCCTCGTGACCATCCGATAAACTTTGGAGAGTCCAAATACCAACCTGAAAGGGGTAAGAGATGGACAGCATGATAAGTAGATGTACCTGTGGCTCATGGAGATATGGTGATGCCACCTGCGGAGTCTGTAAGGCGTTGGAGGCAAGGGGCGAATAGTTAGCCTCTCTGTACGAGCACTCATAGTAGCCCTGACAGGGGTGGTGCTCGTTTTGCCTAGCCACGCTAACGCGCCGGTGATGACTCCCAAACAAAAACAGCAGTTTGTGATCTCACAGATGTCAGCCAAAGACTATGCGAAGCACCTACTACGCAAGGAGCACAAACAGCCTGAGCGTGAGTACCGATGCCTAGCTCAGTTATGGGGCAAGGAGTCTGCCTGGAATCACAGGGCAAAGTCGCCTACCCATGACTACGGCATCCCACAAAGACACATGAGCCATAACTCGGCTGCACAGATAGCTGAGTTCCTGAGCCATCCCCACCCTCAGGTGCGATGGGGGCTCGGCTATATCGAGCACAGATACGAGACTCCCTGCAAAGCGTTACACTCCTGGCTATCTAGAGCAGACAAAAACGGCAGAGGAGGCTGGTACTGATGAGCACAATCATCCCAATCCATATCGAGCGACCTATCCCACATCTAGATGATGATGAAATCTATGAGGATGATGATGAGGACTAGGTACAGGTGGACAAGAAAGTAGAAGCAATAGTGGAGGAGAGGGCAGGTGGATACTGTGAAGTCTGTGGATTACCAGCACAGCCATCTATGGCTCTGCATCACAGAAAACTCCGTTCTAGAGGTGGGAAGGACACAGCTAGCAATCTCATCAGAGTGCATCACGGCTGTCACAACCTCAAAACGAGCAGCATCCACAACAACCCAGACTATGCGAGTCAGAAGGGCTGGATGGTCGCATCATGGCAAGAGCCATCCCAAGTCCCCTTCTCTCGATCTGATGGATCAGTCGTACTGTTACAAGATGATGGTAGAGTCAGCGTTCTCATGGAAGGTGAGTGATATATGGAAATCAAAGTCAAGGGCAGAGTCGGAAGCGACCCTGAAATCAAGTTCGTCACACAGGATCAGTTACCGCTAGTCACATTCAGCATCGCATACACACCGCGCAGCAAAAAGGGCGGCGAGTGGGTAGATGGTGAGACTATGTGGTTCAAGGTAGCTCAGTTCGGCAAAAAGGCTGAGGCTATCGCTGACACTATCAAAAAGGGTGACGAGGTACTCGTACTCGGTAGTGTCAAACAATCGACATTTCAGGGCCGAGATGGAGTAGAAAAGACTGCGCTAGAGATTACAGCGAGTGAGGTCGCGCTAGTACCTCGCCTACAAAAGGAATCAGGGAGAGCCACATCTCGTCAGCCTGATGCGTTCGATCCAGGATGGTAGATGAATCTCTGATGACCTCACTAGAGGTCTCCGAGCTACTAGGTATCACGCTCAATAATCTGAGACAGATACAGCATCGGAAGCAACTCACATATGTGTCCAAACTAGGTCGCAAGGTGTACTACAGACGAGAGGATGTAGCGCGCTTCCAGGCTATCCGACAGGAGAAACATGGCAGACCTTGAAACATTACAGACCATGATGCGCGCTCTAGAGCATCAGACTCGTAGCCAAGTCATCAGGGAGATCGAGGCATTTGCCGGTGACTATCATCATCACATAGATGGGCGAGATGTAGTCATCGTGGAGCAACTTCTAGACTTTCTCAGGGGGATACCGAGTGATAAGTGACGATCCACAGATAGCCATTGTGTTACAGACAGTCGCAGATCGCATCCGCGCTCGCGGATACGAGAGCCTAGCCTTCAAACTAGAGAACCTGCTAGACCTCCATCGTGAGGAACTAGAGGAGGAGCTCAAGCGCAAACCGCGTAAGTAGTTCTATCATCCTCACATGAGCGTAGTCATCACAGAGGACATCTCGGTAGCTGATATAGATGAGGCTATCCGGTACACACATGCCATGCTGAAAACAGACGAGTTTGGCAACAGGATGAACTGGCGCAAGAGAGAGATGCTGCAGAGCTCTATAGATGATCTCCTAGATGCTCGACTCGCTCTCATACAGAGAGGCACAGCGATACCTAGTGACTAGAGAGATACGGGTAGGCAGTAGCTACATCCTGATTGGATTATGTAAGGGATTCGGAATAGGCTTTCACATAGATAGATACTCGCTCGGACTCGATCTCGGCCCGTTCTATATTTGGTTGCAGTATTAGGAGGCATATATGGATACGCTCACCGTACCCATCATCTCGCTCACACTCGATCCATCAAATGCTCGCAGACACTCGGATGTCAATCTCCGAGCTATCGCAAACAGCCTGAGCCGCTTCGGTCAGCGTAAGCCAATCGTGGTGCGAGGATCGAAAGTCCTCGCTGGCAACGGAACACTTGAGGCGGCTCTCTCACTCGGATGGACAGAGATACAGATAGTCCAAGTACCTGATGACTGGGATGACGACACAGCGATGGCATATGCGCTCGCAGACAATCGGACTGCAGAGCTCGCGGAGTGGGATGAGACTCGTCTAGCCACACAACTCCTAGAGCTAGAGAACAGAGATTGGGATATCGAGGCTCTTGGATTTGAGCGCGAGATACCACCGGTAGAGGCAACAGTCGAGCCAGCACCTACGCTAGCTGAGAGATTTATAGTCCCACCCCTGAGCATCTTTGACCAGCGCGGCGGAGAGTGGCGAGCGCGCAAGCAGAGATGGATACAGCTAGGTATCAAGTCTGAGATTGGGCGAGATGGCGGAGCTACTCTCAACTCTCTATCAGGTCGCATACCAAACTACTATTTTCAGAAGGCAAAGACAGAGAACAGCATCGGTAGAGCTCTCAGTAATGAGGAGTTTGAGCGTGACTATCTAGTTATCCCTGATGGAGGTGGACTCAGTAGTAGCGGAACATCGGTCTTTGATCCTGTCCTATGCGAGATAGCCTATAGATGGTGGTCGCCTGTGGATGGAGAGATACTCGATCCGTTCGCCGGTGGCTCAGTACGAGGAGTAGTAGCGAGCGCACTACAGCGCAGATACACAGGAGTCGATCTCCGAGCAGAGCAGATAGTGGCTAACCGAGAGCAATGGACTGATATACAGACTCGTCTAGAGGCAGATGTCCATGAGCCTACCTGGATTACAGGTGACAGCACAGTCCTCGATGCAGTCCTACCTGCAGACTATCGAGCTGACCTCGTATTCTCATGCCCTCCATATGGTGATCTAGAGGTGTACTCGGACAGCCCTGCCGATCTCTCACAGATGAGCTATGAGGACTTCCTCGTAGCCTACAGAGAAATCATCAGAGCGAGCATAGTCAGACTGAAAGATGACAGATTTGCAGTATGGGTAGTCGGAGATATCCGAGAGTCAAAAGATGGCGGATGCTACCGAGGACTCATCCACGATACAGTCAGAGCGTTTGAGGATGCAGGTGCGCGCCTATACAACGAGGCGATACTGATATCTCCTGTGGGGTCACTCGCAGTACGAGTAGCGCGATTCTTTACGACTAGCAGAAAACTAGGCAAGACTCATCAACAGGTCTTGGTATTTGTGAAGGGCGACCCTAAGAAGGCGACCCAGGCTTGCGGAGATGTAGAGGTCGAGCAGGTACTTATAGAGGGAAGCGACCTGTAGGAGTGACACACATAACACGCCATGTCTTGTCAGATGTGAAGGCTGCACGAGCATCCTCCTCAGATGGATATGCCTTCTGGATATCCTTCCAACACAGAGAGATAGGGTCATGAAACTGAATCTTGTAGTAGGTGTCGAATCTGACGCTTTGTGCTGTTCTCATGCAGTAATAACACCACGCCCTGTAACACATTACAAGCAAGATGTGAAGATAGGTGTGTCACATCATGGCTAATCACAATGCAGTACCTGAGCCTGAGCAGATAGACCGAGAGCTGAAAGTTCTAGAGCTACGCAGGGCTGGACTGACATGGCAACGCATAGCCGAGCAGGTGGGATATGCAGACCACTCAGGGGCGTATATGGCGTACAAGCGCGCTCTCAAGCGCACCCTGCAACAGCCAGCCGATGAGCTGAGACAGGCTGAGATAGATCGACTAGACCGGCTACAACTCGCGGCATGGCCGAAGGCGATGAATGGAGATAATGCCTCCATCACGACCATCATCAGAATCATGGAGCGTAGAGCTCGTCTGATAGGACTAGATATGCCGGTGAAAATCGCTCAGGATGTCACCGTATGGGATGGAGGGGACAGCATTGACAGAGCAGTTAGAGACCTTGCCGACTTACTCCGACAAAACGCTACAGATAGCGCAGTCGAGAGTCCAATGGCAGGAGATACAGGCGAGATCGAATCAGCTACCGCCGATGACACCCTGGCAGGTGTGGATGATCCTATCGGGGCGCGGATGGGGCAAGACGAGGACAGGGGCGGAGTGGATAGTGTACGAGGCGACAACACGCCCGTACACGAGATGGGCAGTAGTAGCTAGGACTCACGCTGATGTCAGAGATACCTGCTTCGAGGGCGAATCAGGTGTGCTATCTGTGCTCAAACGCTATGGGCTATATCGTGAGCATG